TATTACAATTCACTAGGAGGATAAATGGCAAAAACAAGTTTAACAGGCTTAACTCCAGGAGACGCAAATCCAAAGAAAAAAGCTAATCAAAAAAGAACAAGACTTGCTAAAGGTAATAGTACTGGAGACGTAAGTCAGGTAAATCTACAGTTTGAACAACCTAAGATACAGCAGTTTAGGTGGTATGGAGATACTTACTCTAAACCTACAGAAGCTAATTTAGTTCCTACTTTAGATTTACCTTCGGTGCAAGGTTTTTATGAAGATACAAGAGTTGCAAAGCAAAACGAATTTAGTGCTTTTATTGATTCAATGAAAACTCTCAAGGGAGAGGTAGGGCAGCTTGACGATAACTACACTAAATTTAGAGTTAGTGAACAAAAATATTTAACACAACAAGCGAGTCAAGTATTAGATACATACACGCTAGGAAATGATGGTACGGAAGTAAACCCTGCTAATAAATTAAATTCCATAGAAAAGCAATTAATGAAAATTATTGCTAAAAAAGATGACAAAACAGGAACTTTAAATGAGACAGACTTAGAAGAAGTAAGATTTGCAGAAAAAACTTTAAAAGAAATAAGAAAAAATAAAAGATTACAAAATACCATCTTGTCGCAAATTGAAGAAAGAAAAGTTTATGACAATATATCAACTTGGAATAATAACAAAAATAGTATAAAAGTTGATTATTTAGATAAAGACGGAGAAAAAGTACAGCTTATTGAAAACGGAGAACCACAGTTTGAGGCAGATGGAACAACTCCAATTTACCAGAAAGTAACAATTGGAGAGTTAAGTCCAGATGATGAAAGATATAAAAACGCATATAACAAACATATTTACGGAAATGCAAAGCTAGGTGTTTTTGAACATAACAATACAAATGGTTATGTCACTCAACACAGAATGAATGACAGAACAAGCCAAGACACTACTTATCAAAATATTTTAAACAAACAAGAATCAACTGAAATAACAGGAGATATTGGCACATTAAGAAACAGCATAAAAAATGATACAACTTTTACAGATGCAAAATTAAGTGAAAATGTTGGAACTATTGTTGAAAGAATAAATAAAGCAAATCATTTACCTGACGATTCAAAAAAACAATTAGTAAAAGATTTAATTGGTGCTATCGCAGAATCAAAAAATCTTAGCGGATTAGACACTCTTGAATTTTTAAAAGATTTATTTTATGGAGATCCAGATAATGATGGAGTCAACGGAATAGGAACAGGTACAAGTAATAGTAGATATAAAGAAGTTGATGGTGGATATGTTTTAAATACTTTCTTTATAGACTCGTATGGAGGAGAAAGATTTTTAAGAGATATTGTTACAAACGTAGTTAGAGAAAGAAACGATTTTGAAACTGCTGATAAGTTTTTGAGAGACGTACAAAATCAAGATAATTTAATGGATGGGGTAAAAGAAATAATGATTGACGACAAAAGTGCTAAAGATATTTTAGCTAGTTATAATGCAAATGGAACGGAAAATGAGATCAAAGCGGATACTAATGTTATCCAATCAAAGAAAGCTATACTTGCAAAAATAGATGAAAATTTTGAAAAAGCTATAGACGGCTTAAACAGAAAAAAAGACCAAAAAACAATAACAACTTCGGAATTTAACAGCAGAATAGAAGAATTACAAAAGAGCAGAGAGGATCTTTTAAAGAATATTGTTTACGATTTAACTCCAACAGAATTTAGATCAGATGTAAAATTACTAAAAAAAGACGCACAGGCTTGTTTATTAGCTGGCGAAAACAGTAATGCTTGTACTAAGTATCTATCAAGCTATAAAGCGTTAACTGGTATATATGGTCAAGAAGTAGTTGACTTGCAAACAGGAATAGCGGATACTCACAAAAATATTTTAGACATGGAGGGCAGTATTGTAGCGAAAGCAATTGAAACTTCATTAAAAAACCAAGAAGATGAGTTTAAAAAGACTTATAAAAATAGCAAACCCCAAGCTAGTGATACTGAAATAAATTCAGCTTGGGATCAAATCAAAGATGGTGTAAGTAAATATTTAATAGATACTTACTTTGAAATGACTTCAGACGGCAAAAAGGTAACAGGAACACAATTAAATGAGAGAGTTAGGGATGATAAAGAAAACGGAGCATTTGCACAATTTTTTGATGTTGAAGGAGTTGATCCATTAGTTACAGGAAAGAAAGTTACAGCAAGTTGGTATGGACAAACCGAACCTGGTACAAGTTTTGTTGGAGACTCTAAAGGAGGTTACGGAAATATTATTAATAATAGATTAGATGATGTAAACTTTGACGCAAATGGTTTATACAGAGCTGGAACTGATGAATACAGTTTTGTCTTGCATATAGATTCCCCTAACGGAGTTGTTTTTAATCCCGAAGCTGGAACGCAATTTTATTTCAACGTATTATTTTCTGGTCGTGAAGGTAAAACTTTAGGCGGAGTATTTTATTCTCCACATCAAATTTATAGTAATCATTTAAATAAAAAAGTATTTCAGCCTGGGGCGGAAAAAATACATAAAAGAACTATGAGCAGAAAAAGGGAAGCAGCATATAAAAATTTAGAAAATCTTTTTACTTTATTAGAGGCTACAAATAAATATGGATCAGGGGATGGTGTCGATTTAGGTAATTTTATTATTTTTGAGACAGAAAATAGCATAAAAAATTTATATCCAGAAGCGGTTACTGATGGAGTTATTGACTACAATCATCCTAGTATTCCAGCAAACCTTAAAGATTTTTCGCAGCATAAAGAATTTCTCTTAAAACTAAATGGGGTAGAGACATTTCAAGATGCTAGAGGTATGATATTAAAATATAACCAAAACTTAGGTTTATAAGTATGGCAACAGAAAAAGACCTAATTATATCTGATAAAGAAAATAAAGCTGACCAGGCTTTAGAAGCTAGAGATACAAAAATTGCTGAGGCTAAACCTTTTAATGAGGACTTGTATAACGCTACTATGGGAGACGAAGATGAAGGTATAGAAATAGAAGATGATATTGAGACAAATTTTACACCAGTAGATACAAGTGGAGGAGAAGTACATTCTGATAATTACTATACAGAAAAATTTAAAAACGATTTAGGATTTGGAGTTGGTAGAGACACAAAAATGTCAACACCAATCTTAGGTTTATACGACAAGTTAAATATTTTTAGTAAAGATTACAAAGGAAAGTATGCTCCAGAAGAACTAAAAGGTCAGTTTAGATTAAGAAACGCATTAGGAGATTTATCAAGAATCGTAGATAGAACCGCTATTAGTGGTGTTTCTGGTATTAATAATACTTTGAATGACATGGTAAGAATGGATATGCCAGGATTTATGGCAGAAATGCTAACAGGAGACGTAGTTGGTGCTAATGCTTTAGCAATGAAAGCAATAAAAGCTGGTATAGATAAAAAAAGTTTGCCAGAATTTTTTAAAAAACTTGGCGATATAAATAACAGAATGAGCATAGCAGATGCTATGGGTACAGGGCTTATTAGTAAAAACATATTCCAAGATATTGCAGATAAAAAAGATCCATTCCAAATAAAAGACGATCCTGACTTCGAGCCTATGAGTGGTCAAGATAGGTTGGCTGGCGAGAATTGGGGATTACTTGGTGGCAAAGGTGCATCCTTTGACGAATTAGTTGGAGGTTATCCAGTTATAGATACTGGCAGACCATTAGCTGATATGGGGTCAACTTTTTTCGGGGAAGCAGCTCCATTCTTTTTAACCTTTGCTGCTGCTAAAGCGTTAACTCCTGGACTACCAGATGAGTATGTATATGCTGCAAATGTATTTAAAAAAGCTAAAGCTGCCTCTCCACAATTTGCTAAAGCTATTAGTTGGATGAAAGTTAATATGCCAAGAGTGAGTAAGGTTAGTAAGTTTGTAGCTAAAAATGCAGTAGAAGGAGCAAGAAATTCACTTATAGCAGAAACCATTTTAGGAGATCCATACCAGCCTTCCTTGATGGATAATTTATTACCCGAAGGAATTAATAATAACGCTAGATTAAATGATTCATTTGTCGAAGCAAAAATAAAATCATTATTTGTAAATGAAATAATTAACGGAATACCTATGGGTGTAGCGTTTGGAGCTGGAGGTAAAGCGTTAAATTTAACAAGAAAGTTTGGTCAAGGCGGATTTAAAGGAGCTTTTCCAGGACAATTTCCTACAAAAAACACGCAGCTTGATTTGTTAGATAAATCTATTGGAACTAAAACTGCTGAAGATTATGGGTATCAAGTTGCTGAAAACTATTTAAGATCAATAGTCGATTCTGCGGAAGCAAGATTAATCAAACCAATGGTTAATTATTTAAGCAAATGGAAAATTTTTGAGGCAGCAATAGACAATGCTGATAATTTAAAGAAAGAATATGATGCAATTGAATACTACAAAAAGGTAAGAGCAAAATTAGATGCAGATGCAAAAACTAAAAATAATCAAGAAAATACAATAGAAGCTGAAACAGTAGAAGAACAACAAACACCACAACCAAAAAGAGCATTAGACGGAAAGGTTAGGCAACCTATAAGAATAGGAGAAGCGGATGAAGATGCACCTGGAAAAGATTTATTAAGTTATTACAAAAAAGAAGGAGAGATAAAAGATCCACAATGGGAAACAGGATATACAGAACAAAAGCAAGTTGACCTTGAAACCGAAGTTAAAAAATCACAAAACATAGTTAAAAAAGCTGCAAAAGAACTTGGCGAAGCTACTGTAGAAATTGAAAAAGAACAAAAAATACAATCACAAATTAGACCTGACTCGGACAGAGGATTTTCTAATGAATTAGGTACAAGCGTTGGATTAGCTGCTCCTACTGCTGGAGAAGTTGCAAAGGTTAAAATTACTGATTTAACAGTTCGTCCAGATGTGTTTCAAGTTAAATCAGAAGGTAAATTTAATAAGAAAGGAGTAAGTGGATCTCTTAAGGAAGCTAGTACTTTTGATCCTAACTTAGCTGACTTATTAACAGTATGGAGAGACACGACAGGAGAAATAGGGGATGTGGGTAAGGTCTATATTGTTGATGGTCATAATAGGTTAGACCTTGCTCAAAGATCAGGGATAGGAGAAGTAGATGTAAGGTTCGTAGATGTAGCAACAGTTAAAGAAGCGCAAACAATATCAGCTTTAAAAAACATTGCACAGGGTACATCTATCAAAGGATCTATGACCGCTATGGATGTTGCATTGTTTATGCAAAATAGTGGAGAAACACTAGAGTCATTAGCGCAAAAAGGTATTACTTTAACAAATACATTAATGATTGAAGGTACTCAGCTTTCAAGATTACCAAGAAATCTTTTAGATAAAGTTGCAACTAAAGAAATTCCATACAATAAAGCGTTAGCGCTTGGCTCTGTAGAAGGAGCTAGTGTCGAATCAATTAATTTTGTCTATAACAAATATGCTAAAAATGCAAAATTTAGTGCAGATCGAATTAGACAAATAATGCTTGCATCTACTAGAGCAGTAGAAACAGTTACGGAAGGCACTTTACCTGGATTAGAGCAATGGTCAAAAGAAAATAATTTACCACAAATAAGTGCTATAGCTGAAACATTTTTAAAAACACTTAGAACAGAAATAAGTGGCTTAAGAGCTGTAACGCAAAAAAATAAAAAAGCTGCTATTGAAAAAGTAGAAGGCAATAAAATTTCTTATGACGATTCAGTTGATAGAAGGCTTGAGGCAGAAAGACAAGTTGAAAGGTTTGAGGGTTTAGCATATTCAGTTTCAGACACAAACAGATTGATTAATCAATTAGCTCTTTCAATGAAAACTGGTCCAATATCAGCAAACCAAATAGTAAAAGATAATTTTGAATTGATAAAATCAACTATGGCAGGGGATGACGCACCTTTAACTAAAATCGAATCAGAACCAGCAAGAGTACAAAAAGAAATTGATACTAAATTAAATGAAAAAGCTAATGACATCTTAAGAAACGAAAAACCTGAGCCAATTAAAAGAGAAGAAGTACAAAAAGTCGTAAATAAAGAAAAAGAAGAATTATTGCAGGGATATACAGAGCAAGAGATTTTTGATATTGAAGATGAGTTAGTAGGTAATAATGGCTCGTTAAATAAAAACCATTCAAAGATTGGAGAAGTTTTAGATTCTTCAGTTACATCTACAAAAAGAAAAACTTTCCCATATATAACTGAAGGGGGTTATAAGTTTAATGACGCTTCGGAATTAAATGACGCAAGTTTTGGATTGCTATATCCTACTTTAATGGGTAAATATCCCAAGTTAGATTTCAGTTCTACTAGATGGGCTGGATCAGCAAAGCCTAGATATGGACAATATACGATTGCGTTTGCTAACGACATTGATAGAGCTATTTATATTACAGGTAATATATGGAAGAAAAAATCTAAAAAAGATGCTGAATTTAATGCCTTTTTAGATGAGATTGGTATTAGTTCTGGTGCAAGACATAAGGCATATATGGAAATGAAAAATGAATTAAAAGGTTTAAGTAATGCAGCTCAATTTGCTGATGGAGAACTTACCTTAAGAAATAGCATGGCTTATGTAGAGTTATTAAAAGATCCGATACAAGTAAAAAATGTTGATGATGCAGACTTTGAATTAGATTTAGGAGATTTAGAAAACGAAAACGTAAAGAAAGCAAACAAAAAACTCCAGGATAAATACAACAAAGAATACAAGGACTCGACTAACCCTGAGAATTTTGATCCACTTGATCCTAAAAATAATGAGCAAATGGAGTTTGCTTTAGCAGATGATGTATATACAAATATGGGTAACGAACACGTTTACTCCGACATAAATCTTACTGAGCAACAAGCACAAGAATTAGTTGATATAGCTAGAAAAATAGCTGGTGCAAACGTCCAAAACTTACGTCTTGTTGATGCTATTGAACCTAAAATAAACGCAAAATCAGCAGCAGCTTATGGCTTACCTCCTAGTGCAATAGGTAAAACTGGCAGAGCTAAAGGTTTATTTAGATTTGGCTCGACTCCTTCAAAAGATTTAATAGTTCTTGCAATGACTTATAAAGGTCATTTTCAACAGTTTGGATCAATGATGCAAACATTGAGACATGAATCATTTCATAGGATTCAAGACAGATACCTTACTCTTAAAGAACAAAACCTATTAGATAGTCCAGCAGTTGACAGAAAGTTAAGAGAAATAGTTGCATCTTTTTATCCTAAACATCAAAAATATTTATTTGGTGCTAAAAGAATGAGTGAAAGAGAAGTCCAGGCTTTTGCTTTTTCAGTTTTTGATCAGCTTGAATTTGCTAAAGAACCTACTTGGTTACAGCCATTTAGAAAATTAAAAGAAATTGCAGAAAAAATAAACAATAAACTTTCTGGTTTTGGCTATAAAAGCTATAAGGATATATTTAGAGACGCACAAGCTGGAAGATTAGCAGAAAGAACTCCTAGACCTTTTAAACTTGCGAGCAAGATACCAGGCAATACAGCTCCAGAGCCAGCTAGTTTTGCACTAGATCCAAGTGAATTTACAGAAAATTTAGAGACTATAAAGGTTGCAATAAAAGACGGAGATATGACTATAGAAGAAGCTATGGACGGATTATATAGAAGATTAATAAATAGAAAATTAAATCCAGATGGTAAAAAATATATACCAACCAGCGAAGCCGATTTAATTGCAACTAATAAAGCGTTTGAAACTAGCTTGTTTGAACTGCTAGGAACAAGAGAAGATGCTACAAAAGTACCTTCTTTTACTATGGAAAACATGAAAAGATTAGGCTTGCAATTAATAACAGAAAGTAATTTTAGAACAGATGAAGTATTAGCTTTACATCAAAAAGCAATGAGAGGAGATAAAAACGCATTGCAAAAACAAGTCGCCCAGGCAGCAATAATTTTACAAAGAGACGTACAGATACAGCAGATGAAAGAAGTAGCGTTAGATATAAAATTAAATCCTAACGATAGTACATCAAAATCATTATTAATATCTTTATGGGAAGATGCAATGAAAGTAAGCGTTGCAATAGCTGAAGTTAATAGACCCTCTGCACAAAACTTAAGGATGCAACAAATGGATTTCTTGGGCGGTCAAGAAATGTTCATACCTCCATACCAGCATATAGAGATAGATGTGGCTACAACAAAAACAGGTACAACAGCTCTCGAAAAAGGAGTAGAGGAAGCTGGATTAGTCCAGGATAAAGGATTAGGAAAAGGTACATACTTTAAATCTATGGATGGAGGGGAAGTTAGAGAAAAAAGTACTTATGTAGATGGAGTCGTTAATGCAGATATTATGATTCTTGATCTAACATCCCAAAATAAAACACTTTCTAAGTTATTACAAGAATTAAATATAGAAAATGTTGGTGCTATTTTAGACGGAAAATTAACTGCTGACCAAAAAGGAGCATTAGCTGAATATTTAGCTTCTAAAAAATATCAAGGAGTTAGATTAGATGGCACAGAACTTGGTCAGCCAGGCGACATCATTTATGTTCCTGACAGCAATCAAGCTAATAAAATAATTAACTCAAAAGGACAAATACAAGAAGGTTCAGATTCCGCAGATATACCAGAACAGCAATCTATTCCTGGTGTATTTAAAAGAGCTGTATTAGAGCAAGAAAATATTTTTGAAAAGATTATGAATAAGAAAGATTATGAAAGTGTTATGGATAATAAACCTACTAAAAAAGCTAGAGAAATAATGGAAATTATTGCTGAATCGCTTTATTTGTATAAAGACAGAACTAAGTCAATGAATAATTTTATGACTAATTTTGCTAAAGGTTTAGATAATGTAGGCAAAGGTCAGCTAACACAAGAAAAAATTGCTCAAATAGCAAGAAATGGTATTTTCTTGAACTCTGCAACACTTGGAAAAGTTTTAGGTGGCAGTTTATTTAGAGCTGCTACTTTACCTTATTCACAATTTATGGGAGCTGGAAAAACAAAGCGAAAAGCTTTAGCTGCTGGAGACATGGATGGGGCAAGAATGGCAAGAATGAGGCAGCAATTAAATATGACTATGTATCTTAGATATTTTGTTCATGCTGCACACGCTTTTAGATTAGCTTTATCAGCAGTAAAACATGATGAAGTTTTTGGAAATATCAACAGAGGCTACTTCGAGGCAGATGGTTATAGAAAAAGTAAAAATCCAAATAAACAGCCAAAAATAAGAAGATTTGATGATTATGTACAAGAAGAGATAGATGACGAAGCAAAAAGAATGTTAAGTGGAGGTAAGGGTGTAGCCAAACATCTAACAAATCCAGAAACAAATCCAGTTATATTGGCAACACACTATTTAACTAAAGGAGTTAAAACTACGTTTGGATCAGGAGCTTCAAGAGTTATGAGTGGGTTAGACACGTTAGTTGGTATGACAGTTGCACCTTCTTATGAATATGCCAGGCTAATGGAGCAAGAGTTGTTCCAAAAAATGGCGCAAGGATTTGATATGCACGATCCTAGAATATTTAATGAAGCACATAAAAAAGCAGAAGCAGCATTAAATAGGTCATTAGCGGATGTAGAAATGCCAGATGGAAGCGTAATAAAAGGTGGGTTCATGGATAGTGTTCACGCAAGACAAGCTGTTGATTATGTAAACTTTACTGACAGCATAGAGGTTGATAGAAACGAAAGAACAGTTGAATACGGAATAAGAAGGGCGCAAGAAAAAGGATTAACACAACCAGAAGATATTTTAGAATTTGCAGAACAATATAGAAATGACGAAGATTTAAACAATTTAGAATATTTTACTAAGGCATCTGAACCTACTAATGATCAGTTTAGACTCTTAGGTTTATCTAAAAACGAAACAGCTTTAGACGGACTTGGAGAACAAATTTTAAATTATCCTTCAAAAAGAATACATAAGGCTACAAGAGCAGTACCGCTTTTAGGAGTTGTATTCCCAACAAACAGAACTCCTTTAAACTTAGTAAAAAGTGCGTTAAGACATTTACCTTTGCCAACTAACAGATTGGTAGATAGTTACTGGAGAGATATAACGTCAGAAGATTTATTCCAAAGAGAAAGAGCTATAGGAGAACTAGCTACAAGTCAACATTTATTTGCGCTAGGTATTGGAGCTGTAGCTACAGGACTTGTTGAATTTAGTGGTCCACAAAGTACGAACCCTAATAAAGATAGATTAAATAGATATATGCACAGACCTCCAAACGCAATAAGATTTAGAACTCCTGGAAGTAATGAATGGTCAGATTGGTACTCATTAGATATGTTCGATACTGCTAGTTTTATTTTTGGTTCGATAGGAGGATATGTAGATGCTATAAAACGTATGCCTAGAGACGACCAGTTTGAAATACCATATACAGAAAATGATGAAATCATTTACAGCGATAAGGCTCAGGAAGCATATATTATTGCTAATGCTCATACCTTAAGAAGATTTGATGGTTATACAGCAGCTAAAGCTATAGGGGATACTGTTAAAGAAAATACTGTCGGTTATTTTAGAAAAAGTGTTATGGCTAATATTGGTAATTTTTATGATTTAATTACAGAATTAATGCAAACAGAAGAAAGTGGCAATCAATATATACATACTGGTAAACGCAATATGCTTGAAACAACTATTGCTCGTTATATGAAAATGCCATTAGCTTTGTTAAGGCAAACAAGAATTGGATTTGATAATAAAAGATATTTGATAAATGAATCAGTAAATGCAACAACAGGAGAAAGAACCTGGTACGCAACAGCATCCGACCTTGCAAAAGAACTATTAAGCGAAATACCTGGATTGCAAAATGTGCTTGGCACTCCAGAACTAGATCCTATTTATGGACAACCAGTAGAGTATGACTATGCTTATGGAGCTGAAAGTATTAAAAATCCTCTCTTAAGATCATTGGTAATGAACATACATCCATTAGCAATGTTTAGACCAACAAAAGAAAGAAACGGAATTGTTTATAAAGAGTTATCCAGGTTACATGGTTTTGGAGCATACCCAAGATTTAGTACAAGAACTAGCTTAGGTATTAAAGGTTATGTAATGAGTAGCCAGGAATTTACGGAGTTCAGAGAAATTATGACTACTCTTAAAGATCCAAACGGAAGTGGATTAACTTTTGCGCAAGACCTCGAAAGATTAATTAATAGTGATGCCTATAAAGAATTACCTGACTATGATCCAGAGTTTGACGCAACTGGTGTACCTAGAAATATAGTATCTAAACGTGCAATGTTAACAAAATTATATGCTATAGAGCAATTAGCTAAAAAGTACAGGAAGGCAACAATAAGAAAAATGACCCATGAAAAACCATACTTAAAGCATTTACAAAATGAAAATAAGATATTAAATAAAGAAGTAGCGCAAACAACTAATGACTTCCCCAACCAAGTCGAGGCTTGGCGGTCTATAGTAAATTCAGACGTTAGGACAGTTTAATGCCTTTTGCACAATTTAAAGGAGCTGGAGACGGCACTACAAGACAATTCCAAATCCCTTTTCCATACGTTAAAAAGGATCATATTATTGTATCTTTAAATCAAATAGGTAATACTAATTTTGTTTATATCAACGATACTACTATTGAATTTGCAGCTCTTAATTCTGTAGCAACTAACGAGCAAGAAACTACAGGTGCGCCAAAGACAGGAATAGAAATACTAATCAGTAGAGAAACTCCGCTACTTAATGCCCTGGTAGATTTTGTAGATGGTTCGACATTAACAGCTAGTGACCTAGATACTGCTGTATTGCAGCTATTGTATGGACTCCAGGAAGCAAAAGATGATACTGATGCTGGAATTAACTTTACAACAATTGGACTTGATGCAAGTAATAACCCAATAATTAATGTACAAGACCCTACTAACACTCAAGATGCTGCTACAAAAAATTATGCAGATGGATTAGTTGCTGGATTATTTAAAGCGGATGGAACTATACCTTTAACTGGCGCAATGAACGCTGGTACAAATAGAATTACAAACGTATCTAACGGAACAGATACGAATGACGCAGTTAATTTATCTCAACTTACTGCTGGAATAGGGTCAGCCCAGGTATCACAAAATGCAGCAGCAGGGTCGGCAACCGCAGCAGCTAATTCAGCTACAGCAGCAGCAACGTCCGAAACTAATGCAGCTAGTTCAGCCACAAGTGCTGCAACTTCAGCAGCAACAGCAGCAAACTTAGCTCGAAGATCAATATTTGTAGGTTTCCAAAGACTCGCTGACGGAATGTTGAGAATGATTTATAATACAGCCAACGATTCTACTGTTTACAAAGCAGAAGATTTCATACAGAATGGGGCTAGTCATGCCTATTTTTTAGGCGAAGATGTATTGGCTACCGCTAGTCCTAATGCTCCAGAGTTTTCTCTCGTTAATGGACATTTAATTCTCGAAATTTAACTATGGCACAAATTGATTTAGGTAAACTCAAGTTTAACTGGAAAGGAGCTTGGACAACTTCAACAGCTTACGAAGTTGATGACGTAGTTTCTTATGGCGGTTCTACTTTTGTTGTAACAGTAGCAGTACCAAACACTAACAGTACGACTCCTAAAGCAAGTACAAGTTTTAGTTATATGAGTGCTGGTCTTGAAATGAAAGGAGCATGGAATAGTTCGGTTACATATTACAGAGGAGAGATAGTTTCATATTTAAATGCTTTTTATGTAGTAATAGTAGATAATAATGAAACAGTAAAATCAAATGCTCCTACAGCTCAAGTAGCTGGAAGTACTCCGACAATGGCATTATTTAATAATGCTCCTAGTGCAGATGTTTTAACTACCTCTGGAGATTTATTAATAAGAGATAATGATGGTGTAACTAATAAAAGATTAGCGGTTGGATTAATAGGTTCGAGGTTAACTGCTATTGATGTGCCGAATGAAGATTTGCCAAATGAGAATAATTTTATCTACGATACAGTACAAGCAACTACTAGCTTTAAAGCAACTCTTTTACATGGGGATGATTTTCCAGATGCAGAAACACAAACATTCGTTGTTACTGTAGCTGCTGTTAGTGGGCAAAATCAATTTCATATTGGCGGTGTAGATAGAGCAGCTATTGATCTGCGAGTAAATTCTATATATACCTTTGATGTATCTGACGCTAGTAACGCTGGTCATGTTCTTGAATTTGGAGTTAATAGAGTAGGTCTAACTGGTACAGTTCCACTCTCTACTCAATCCGCATCTGGAGTAACCAGGTCGGGAACTCCTGGACAAGCTGGCGCAACTGTTACTGTTCAATTACCAGCTTACGGAAGATTAGTTATAGTTTATTATTGCTCTGCTCATTCATCTATGGGTACTGGTGTTGTAAGCCATAGTCTTGCTGGCCCAACTGAATATAGTACTACTATGCAGAGTGGCCCAAATGCAAGAAAACTATCAAGAGGTAAAACATATACATTTACATTCCCTGCAAACGGATTAACATATTCAATTAAAGATCCTTCCGCTTCTGGTTACTCTACTGCTGGTTCAAACGGAAGGGTTACTGATGGAACTAGCCCTAGCTCTGTTACTAATGGTGGCTCAATAAGTTTTACCCCTAGTTCTAGTCACT